GCCAACAGCCATCGATGCGCGCGATCGACGCCCTGATGTTGCGTGTTCACCGCGTCGGTGAGATTCTTTCGCGCCAGCTCGGTGGCGTTCGTGGCCAGGATGCCGCCGAGTTGCGCGCCATTGCTGAAGTACTTGCCCCCGAATCGCTCCGACGCGATCGCTAAGCCCAGCGCCTCTTTGGCAACCGTCGTCATGTCGTACCCGACGACGCCATCCGGGCTCGGTCCCTTCAGGTCGATCATGTTGCCGGCGTCGACCGTCACCGTGCCGCCAGACGGCTGCGTGACGCGGTACCGCAATTGGCCGTTCTCGCGCACGATCTGCACACGTGCGGGATCTATGTGCCACAGCGACCGCGGTCGGCCCCCGCCGTCGCGGACGATTTCTGCGTACGCCCTGCCCGTGCAGAGCACATTGGTCATCAGCGCCGCTCGGAGCTGAAAACTGGTCTGCTCGGGATTGGGCGTCTCATGAAGCACGCGGTAGAGCGGATGCGTGTCAAAGCGCACCTTACCGCCTTGGGGGAGACGCTTGTAAAGCATGAGTGGCAGCGACGCTACATCCCAGGAGATCGTCGAGACGGCCGCGAAGAACGCCGAGACGCCCAAGGCTGACGATTGATCCACGTGGACGCCGGCACTCACGGGCGGGGAAGCCCACAAGCGCGCGAGTTCCGGTGAGCTAGACGTGAGTGGACCCGACCACACACCGCGGCGTTCCGCAAACCCGACAATCGCCGCCGTCAGGGCAGCGAGTGGACGACCGACCAAGCTGGTTTGATTCATGTAATTGACACTCCTATATCCAGGCGGACTGCGGATCGAAATCGGGTCTGTCGTAGATTGATTGTGTGGGTGTCGGTGCCTGTAAGAGATCGACGAGCGCGAGCACTAGCGCATCGACGGCGTCGATTTTGTTCGGACTCTCTGCGCGATCCTTAGTTGGCAACAAACTGCCGTCTCTGCGTCGTTCGACACACGCATTGCTGATTTGCCACTTCAAGAACGTGCTGCCGCTGTGGCGAATCTGCTTCGCTTTGATGCGCGCCTCGAGTTCTTTCGCTGGCGTGGTGAACGTCTTCGCATTCTTCGATTCGATGCGCGCCGGCAGGCCTGTCTCGCACAAATTCGCGGCGAGCTGCAGCGCGCCGTACCGCTCGATGACAATCGACCGCACATCGAACTGCTCGCACCAGCCGCGGATGTCCGCTTCGATCACGCGGTGATCTGTCATGTTGCCCGGCGTCGTGACGAGCTCGCCAGACTGGACCCAAGCGCGATACTCCGGCACCACGCGGGATCGCTCGGTGACGACCTGCTCCGGTAGGTAGCCTTTGACGAAGAGGTACAGCACCCCGTCTCGCTGGAACACGAGCGCGACCGCGGCGATGTCATCGCGCTCTGCGAGGTCGGCGCCGATCCAGCACGGTTCGCGCTTGAAGTCGTCGAGCATCAGCGCGCGATCGGCGCACGCGTCCCAGGCGGGCATCGACAACCATGTGGAGGCCGAATGCAGCCACCGGTTGCAGATCTTGACTTCAAATTCGCCAGCGAGACCAGGGGTTGCGATGGCGTCATCGCGATACTTCCGGACGTACTCCAGACTCGGCGTGATCCCCAACATCGGACAGGCCTTGATCCAGGCGTGCTCATCGCGCCAGTCGTCTTCCGGATCCAACTCATATAGCGCGACGAAGGTGTGATCGCTCTCGATGACGTCGTCAAGAATCTTCATCGCCGTTGTGCGGAGCGCATACCCGACGCTGGTCAGGTCGTGGCCGGCGGTTGTCGGCGCGACCATCATCGGATTCGCGCGAGCGCCCTGCGCGCTTTTCAGCACGTCATGCAGGCCGAAATCCTGCGAATGCGATTCATCGAGCGATATAAAACTCGGATTCAGTCCGTCTTGGCTCGAGCTTTTCGCGTTGATGGGCTTCGCGGTCCCGTCATCGTTGAACGTCACCGAATGCGCCCACGCGGTGAAGCCGAGGGATCGCAGCCATGCGCTACGCTGCACCATGCGCCGCATGATGCCGAAGACAATGCGCGCCTGAGATCCCGTCGTGGCGCCACAGACGACTTGCGCGCCCGGTTCGTTTTCATAGGCCAGGTGATACAACCCCATGATCGCGACGAGTGTCGACTTCGCTGACTTGCGCGCGACCTGGAAGAACACCGACGTGACGAGGCGCGCTCCGTCCGCGACTTGCCTAAAGCCGTAGCAGGCAACGAGCACAAACACCTGCCATGGTTGCAGGCTGATCGTCTCGCTGCCCCAGCGACCCTCAACATGGGGGCACCTCTCGGCAAACGCACATACGGCGTTCCCGTCCTCCACGCTGAAGATGAATGGCGGCATAGCCGCCGCCGCGCGCGCTCGCATGCGCACGAACCGCCGGCCGGCTTTCCGGATCCAGCCAGCCGCCGTGATGCGCCCATTCGTCGCGTCGTCCACGTAGCCATCGGCGATCGCGACGTAGTTCTTCGTCTCGACTACCAACTGCACGTTCTTCACGTCTTCGACCACGTCACGAGGCGCTCCACCGCGCGCGACTTCTCGGGAAGGCCGCAACGTGCCCCGTTTGCGTTTAAGGTCCACGGCGTAGGGCTGTGGGCCACGGCTACCCATGCAGGCGACCGCCTCCCACAACGTGGATGCGCACAATAAAGCGACTGGGACGGTCGGGAGCGGTGTCACCTAAAGTCGTCGACCGGCACCGGTTGGCGTTCATCGGCCAAACCCTCCGTCCTTGGTCGCCGTCTTGACGTCGTGGTGATGCTTGCAGCGGGGAAACCATGTGCTCTGATCCCAAAACCGCTCGAGGTTCCCCTTATGTGGGGGGTCATGGTCGACGACGTTCGCCACGGTCAGCACACCATCGCGTTCGCAGTCGACGCACAGTGGGTGCTCTTGCAGAAACACCGTCCGTTGCTTGTGCCAATCCCAGGTATAGAGGCGCGTGCTTGAGCTGCCGCGACGGCTATCGGCGCGTTGGACACACGTCGGGCAGCGTCGATCGGTAATGAGCTGATGGCATGTCGGGCAACGGCGAGGGGGAACCATAGGCATCAGAACCACCCCCGACTGCACCCGTTGCAGGGGTTGCACCCGTTTTGAGCAAAGTCCCGCGTAGAAGGGTGTATAGAAAAACTTCCCAGACTGGGGTGCAATGGCTGCATCAGGCCACCTCCCGGTCGTCTCCGACGGCGATCGCGACGCCGTGGTAGATGGTGTGGCGACCCTCGCGGAAGCTGAATCGCGACTGTAGGCGTTGCCCGAACGTCTTCTGATTCAGTCGGTCCTCGGCCCGCACGTTATCCGCTGCCCATGCTCTGTAGGCTTCAAACAGCACACTCGCTCTCGCCGTGACACCCTCCACAACCACACAACGGGCCTCGATAAACGACGCGAGCTGATCTTGGTCATTGCGGTATGCCGCCGTTGCCGACCGCACGATCTCAGGTTCTTGTAGCCCGTTCCGTTGCCATTCCAAACATCCCTGAATCGCCCATCGCAAGATCCCAGGCGCCTCGGCTGCCAACGTGGTACTAAGCGTCGTGTCGATGGGGAATGTCTCCACGAAGGGCACGAGCTTGATCCGGCGCCACATGCCGTGGCTCTCGTCGCGAATTTGCGGCTTGTCGTTGACCCTCAAGAAAAACTTTGCCTGCGGGACGAACTGAAACGGCCGCCCGTACGGATGCCGGGCATTGACCGTGTCGGAGCCGGTCAGCGACTTAACCATCTCCTCATTCAGCCGACCCTGCTTCGCCACTTCACTAGACGTGACAAACCTCCGGCCGGCCAACATCGCCTTCTGGTACTCGCTCATCGAGTCAGACCAGCTCGAGGACGGGAAGGGCATAGTCCACGCCAAATCCGGCCCGAAGATGGTGCTCATCAGCGTCTCGATCAACGTGGACTTGCCGTTGGCCCCGATGCCGAACAGGATCCAGATTGCCTGCTCGGCGGTGATCCCCGTCATCACGTAGCCCATCACGCGCTGCATGTAGTCGACGATTTCTGGGTGCGTGGCGAATATCTCTCGGACGAACTGGTCCCATCGCGGACACCGCGCGTCCGGGTCGTAGACGACGGGAGCCACACGGGTAATGGCGTCTTCCGGACGACCATTCCGCAACTTTCCAGTTTCCAGGTCAACCACGCCGTTCTGCACCGGGAACAGCATCGGGTGCTTATCCCAGTCATCGCCGCTCACGGCGAGTGGCCGTTCGGATTCGGCTAGGGCCAGCAGAGCATCAAGGCCCCGGCGAGACTCAGACTGAATAGCCCACTTGATTTCCGCCTTACGCTCGTCGTCGCTCGCGATCGACGCTGCAGCCTGCAGCCGGGCGCGCATCGCGTCTTTTGCCAGACGCTGCACAGCGCCATCCCGATCGGCGGCCCAGTGATGGCCCGACCAGATACGCCAGACCCTGGCGGCATGATCGCGTCTGACGATCTCGCTGTACATGGCCGCGAACAACTCAGCGTTGCCGACGTCCGTCCGCTTGTAGGCGTCGCTCATTTTCCCGGGTGTGTCGATCGTCGTGACAGCTCGACAGGCTTCTCGTGCGTCGTCGTCATGGCCCTCGCACATTTCCGAAAGACAAATCGGACACACGCTCGAGTCGTACACCACCGCCGCGTTCGCCCAGGCATCGGTGCTCATCGCATTGCGCCGATCGGTTCAGTGCCGTAGCGACGCGCGTGCTCGACCTTGTCTTCAACCCACGCCCGGGTCCATCCGGGTCGACCGCCAGCCCACTGCCACAGGAGCGATACGGCGTCGGCCTCCTCCAAGCCGAAGCCCCGTACGAGCTTGCAGGCCGCGTACAACGTGGCGGTGTCTGAGCCGTAACCAATCTCTGGCAGGGGAATCGCCGCCAGGTACCGCCGAGCGCGTTCAATGACGTCGCCGGTAGGACGAGCAATGTAGGGGCGCGGAGCCGATGACATCGTCGGTCGTTGTAGCCAGCCAGGCCAGAATCGAGGCAGCGAGCTACGTGGGACGCTCCAGTCGCCGGCCTCGCGATACACCGCGCCGCTCGCATGTAACGAGCCAGGCGCGATGACATACCCTCCGTCGCCGCGGACATCGATCGCGAGTCGACCATCACGCGTTTCGATCCGGGCGCGGTTCGGCACGCGCAGCCCAGGATGGCGATAGAAGAGGTGATAGCCCTTCGAGGTTTGCGTCTGCCACGGCGTATACGGCAGGTGGGACGTACACCAACCCACGGCATCAGCGGAATCAGCGTCGATCACGACGACGTCGGAGAGTTTGCCGGTCACAATCGCGACGTTCGACGGCTCTTTAAACATCGCCGCCAGCTCGCCTTGCGTGGCGTACTGCTCCTGAAATGCGCGCCACGGTTTCGCAGGCACCTTGCCGTCGCCAGGAAAGCCATTCGGCACACCAGGACGCGGACGTGGGACGGCGAACACGCTGAGTCCGAGCGCC